CCGGCAGCTCGCTGACGACCCACTTTACGAGTTCGAGATCGAGCTTCTCGAGAAGAGCCAGCGCGTCTGCAGTGGTCTTTGGTTTCTCCTTGACAATACCTGCGACAAGAGCAGCGACTTCTGTAGACGGCTCAGGTGCTGCGGCTACTGCGGCTACTACGACTGGAACGACTTCGACTACTGTATCTGACATTTATTAGACGCCCATATCTTCTTTCTACCAATAAGACCCGCCGCCATCAACCCTATGATTGTTTGGGCAAATTTCGTCGCCCGATGGACGGATAAACTTGGGGTCGTTCTCGGCTATAATTTTAGTCCAAAAAGGGCTTTTTTCCCAGCGCGAACCCATGATACCAAACAGCAGCTGAATGCCGCCGCCTATGTACACTGCGGACTTGCCCAACTTTGTTTTTATGAAATCACATAGGGGCAGACCGTATCCTCCACAGCCTAGGAGGGCGATATCAAAGTCAAGAGCCTCGATATCCTTACACATGAGGGCGAACGTTTCGCTCCAGTCCGAATGCAGGTAATTCCCCGAGATTGTCTGATAGGACTTGTAAAACACAAACTCCTGGTCGTCGTGAAATATCTTTTTGTCCTTGAACATCTGAAATTTGTTGGCCAGCTGCTTCTTCATTGACTCCACAAACGAGTTCACAATCAGGATCTTCTTTCCTTTCAGAGAAAGAGTCCACGGAACAATACCCTCTTCACAGCAGTAGAATGGTTCTAAAACTTGATAGCTTAGCGAATCGAGCCTATATTTTTTAAGGAAAAAATCTTGGTACGGAGTGAACCACCCACCCCCCTTTAAACATGCGATTGCACTTGAATTTTCCACAGCATTGTTATATGCTTTGGCAAACTCTACGAATTTTGATATATCGCCGCTTTTCGAATAAATCCCCGTGCAATCCATACTTGTCCCTACAATTTTACCGTCTAGGCCCTTCTCCAAATATTCCTTCGTCAGTATCGTCTCTGGGCCCATCCCAAGCCTGCTAATAAAAAACGGTTCCCCTTTTTCAAGAAGCTTGAGCAGATAGTCGTTCGATGCTTGTAGGTCCATTATACTCAAGAAGAATATAGCTGTAAAGCGCTTTTACATGCCAACTGCTCCGCCTGCTTTTTCGTAGCGGCCGTTCCTGTCGCAATGATCTCCCCTGACGGTTTGCAGACCGCCATGGTAAATCCTCCTTCTTCCGATATCATCTTGTAGATCGGAGTGAACTGCTTGGTCTGCTGGCACAGCTTCTGCATTCGGTCCTTATAATTATCATCTTCTCGAAGCAGAAGGGGTATGTCAAGGTACGTCTCAATCATATCAATCACAAATCGAGAGACAATCGACCAGTCGTTACCGCAGTCTATCCAGAGGGCAGCAATGAAGGCTTCCAGAACATCGCCCAGCTTTTCAATGTTTTGTCGGCCGTGTTCCGGCTTCATCTCGTCCACGTGCTTCGATATCAAGAAGAATTTGTCAAGTCGCAGCTTATCCCTCGCCAACATACCGAGCGTCTTGTTTCGCACGATGAGCTTTCGAGCGTTGGTCAGGAATCCGGGTGATTCCGAGGGGTACCGTTCGCACAAGTAATTTGCAACGATGGCTCCCAATATGGAATCTCCGCGAAACTCCAGCTGTTCGTACGATTCGGGCTGCAGGTCCAGTACTCCGGGCGGACACGGACCCAATGTGGCAATCTCTCCAGTCAGCGTCGTGTATTCCGAACGCTTTACGTACGTCGTGTGAACCATCGCCTTTTGAAAAATTGACAGATTGCGAACAAAATAGTCCGGCCTGCAGAGGATGCGGCGTACATCGTCTGCAGACAGGGCGACATTTCGAGGATTGTAGGGCATGTACTCCATCTTAAATATAATACACGTGAATATTTAAATGAAAATAGCAATTCTCGTTCCATCTACGTCTCGAAACCGAACGTGGAAAGAGGCCGACGATTCGTACCTCAACATGCTGTTCAAAACATTCAAAGAGACGGCAGACCCCGAACACGACTACATGTTTTTCGTAGGAGTGGATGACAACGACGAGTACTACATTCGTCATAAGAGTGCATTTGAAAAGGAGGATATCCGGATCGTGCCTGTTCGCGTAGAACGAGGGTACGTCACGCATATCTGGAATGCCCTAGCAAAGATTGCCTGCGACGAGGGGTTTGATTACATGTTTCAGTGCGGCGACGATGTCCGGCTAGAGACGCCCGGCTGGATCAACAAATCGATCGAAATATTGAAAGCGACCGATAATGTCGGTGTCACAGGTCCAAACGATCGAAACAACAACCGGCTTTTAACGCAGACAGTCGTACACAGGACGCACTACGAGACATTTGGGTTCTACTTTCCCCCGGAAATCCCAAACTGGTTCTGCGATGACTGGATCAACGAAGTGTACGTGCCGGTGCAGAGACTCCCTGAAAATTACACGTGTTTTAACAGCGGAGGTGAACCGAGGTATAAAATAGTCCACTGCCGCGAGCTATGTACCCGCCTCGTCCGGAGGGACCGAAAGATCCTGAATAATATTCTTCTCGGACTTCATCAATAACGCTGTCGGCAGTTTTTCGGGTGTCACTCCAGAACATTCGCAATCGTATTCGTCTATGGAATGAGTGCCTACCCGCTATTCGCCCACACTATGCAGTCAAGTGCAACAACCTGCCGCCCGTCCTGTCCGAACTCCATAAAGGAGGCTGTGGCTTCGACTGTGCCTCCGTCCAGGAAATACGCTCTGTTCTTGCCACGGGCTCAAAGGTGTCCGACATAATCTACGCAAACCCATGCAAGTCCAAGCGTGAACTGTCTGAAGCCGGTGTGCCTCGCGTGACCTTTGACAGTCTCCCTGAACTCTTCAAGATCAACGAAATGATACGGAGCCCTACACCCATCCTCCGTATTTTCGTCGACGACAAGGGTGCATCTCGTATCCCTCTGAACCGAAAGTTTGGATTTCACATTCGCAATGTTCACGAACTACTGTATAGAGAACCCCCCTTCCAAATTCACGGCATCGCCTTTCACGTGGGCAGCGACTGCACGTCTGCGCGCGCATACAAGTCCGCATTCGATACTGTACGCGAGTTCCTCGAGGCATTTAAGAACCGCCCTGGATTTTCGCCAGAGATCTTGGATATTGGTGGCGGCTTTTCTGGCAACCCCGCAAACGACAGTTTCTTCCGCGACGAACTGGCGCCGTTCATCCGCAAAGAGGTCGAGACCTTGCCATTTAAAACCGTCATTTCTGAACCAGGACGTTTCTTTGCTGAAAACAGTTGCACGCTCGAGGTCCCCGTCATCGGACGCAAGGTTCTGCCCGACGGGACGCGCAGTATCACGATCGACGAGTCTGTCTACGGCGTCTTTTCCGGAGTCCTGTTTGACGGCTTCAGACCAGAATTTCAATGCATTACGCGGAAACCTTATACGGAGATGCTCCAGCATACTGTCTTTGGACGTACGTGCGATTCCGCCGACGTGATTGCAAAAGATGTGTGGTTGCCGAAAGAGATCGACGATTCAGACATCCTAGACGTTAAAAATATTGGTGCATACTCATGGGTATCTCAGTCAAGCTTCAACGGATTTGAAGCGCCAAAGATTAGCGTGCTGCACGATTCTTCATAGAGCGGACGGGCAATTGCCGCTTTCCGCTTCCGCCGCCACCGCGACGAGTCATCTTGCGTCCATAATAGGCCGTACCGACTGCGGCAGCAGCAAGCAGGGCATCCCCCACAAACCCACCACGGTGCTTCTTGTGGCTCCGGCGACCGGCCTTCTTTGTCATCTTGCGACGCCGACCGCCACTGCATCCTCCACCGCATCCTCCCGTAGGAATTTCTGACTCTGGCATTATACTCTACTCTCGTATTTTTTGGCGGACGAAAGGGTGTTCCATCAGTTCTTCGTCCGACAAATCGACATCGTCTACATAGTTTGGACGAGCCCACCCCTCAAACGCAGCGTGCACCATATCTCCCAAAAACTCCTCGAATGTGCATCCGCCGTTCGCAATCGGATACCCGTTCGCATCCCAGTGCTTCCACGCCAAAGTCACGGTAGGACGGAGCACCCGTTCGATAAGAGGATATAGCCGCTCAATCTGCTCAGATACAATGATTTGGCAGAATGGGCACGTTTTCCGCATCGCCTCTTCCTTTCCGTTGTGACCCTCATGTGCGTCTCGAAATGTTCTTAAAATCTTATCTGTTCGCGTTGAAATTAGAGTGTCGGAAGACATCCCTGCAAAACTGCGAAAAATGAAGTGTTCTATATTTCTTGAAGTCCGAACGCAGTAAATTCTTTTCGGTAAGGGCCGCCTCCATTTCCAAAAAAAGGACTCGTAATTCGTCTTCAGGCGTCTGGCCGTCCTGCAGTGTCGTGCGCAGCCATCTAATCATCTCCTGCTGCATTCTCGTTATCTGATACATTAATGACGCGCTTAAACGAGAATTCCTTGGCGACCAGTTCCTTCTTGCGGTGCTCGACAATGTACTCGAAGCATGAGTCCGCATCCGCCTTGCTGCCTATGCTTCGGAAATAGTCATGTATATACGTATCGAGATCTCCCTTGCCGATAGAGAACGGCTTGCTGTACGTGCCCGGTCGGTAAATCTTTACCACCGAATCCGCAAGCTCCAGATTGTCCAGAGTCGCAAACACCGACCTCTTCAGAATCTCCGACATCTCCTCCTCCGCCAGCTTCTTTTTCTCGCGCAGCTTCTGCACCTGCTTGTTCAGAGGCTTCAGCTCATCCTCGCAGTCACGAAACGTGCGCACCGCCTTGACGAGATCGCGCTGGTCAATCTGCGTAGTATTCATCTCCTTGTGCTATACTTGCCGATACAAAAACAAACATCCGTTTTTAACAATGGACGCAGCCGAAGTCGAGGCACTTCGCGTTGCATATAACAAAGAACACCCGCGAGAAAAAGCTATTCGCAAGGGGCCCCGCGTGTGGCAGGAAATCACGTCTCGTCTGAAAGACGTATGCGACAAAGCAACCGAAGCCTGCGTCGTTCACGCTCTTGTAAAAAAGCCCGCGGCACCCATAACCTGGAAAGTTAACGGCAGCGAATGGCTTTCATCGGACGACATTGACAAGTGTCAGGAGTATTACGCAGAGATTGTGCCCGACTACTACTACGTCGGCAGCGTCCCTATCGATTTCGACCTGAAAAAAGAGACTGGGCAGTGTCTGGTTTCCTCGCTCTGCAGCATGCAACTCAAGGCGCTTTACAAGAAAGGTTATCGAAAAATCGGTATTGTCTTCAACACCGACCCCCACGACGGACCGGGCGAACACTGGATCGCCGCCTTTGCCAATTTAAGCGACGATACGAGTCCGCAGATGACGTACTTTGATTCGTACGCCGAAGAACCCGAGGTGGAAATTCAGAGGCTCATGCGGCGGTGGAAAGAGCAAGTCGACAATATGGGTATTTTCGACACGCCAATGGATCTCCGCTACAACTCGCTGCGCCACCAATACAAGGATTCCCAGTGCGGAATGTACTGCATATACTTTTTGCACTGCTCCCTGTTCAACATTCCGATGGACGAAAAGGTCCCCGACGATATAGTCGAAATGCTCCGCCCGCTCTTTTTTGAATATAAACATCGTCGCAGATAATAGCAATGGTCGACGACACCAGGATGCAGAATATCCTATACATAACCGGAGGAATCGTCGCAGTGCTTGCCATCGTCGTGGTACTTTTCTTAATCTATCCGATTAAACCCAGTCCAGACGTCGGGACAAGGCGGCTGGATGCGTACATTGATACTCCGAGCGCCGCGCTGGTAGAGGACACCAAGGAGCGGTTCGGCAGCGGCTCGCCGATTGGCTGCCCCAATGATTACAGGCTCTGCGACTACTATATGGCATCGTCTGGTCTTTCAGTGTACTCTGGCAAAACGTTGAAGGATAACATATACTCGGAGTCGATTTCAAAGGTAATCCAATCAGGTGCCCGTCTCGTGGATCTCAATGTATACGATGTCAACAAAAAGCCCGTAGTCGGCTATGCAAATTCCAAGACTGGCGTTATGTACTCTTCGAATACAATTCCTTTCGAAGAGTGTTGTTTGGCTATCGCAAACACTGCGTTCGCCGAAGAGACTACGGGATCTAAAAACCCGCTTGTACTGTCTCTGAAGATCAATATGCCCAAAAGTAAGAGTGAAAAGAGGTCGGGAGATATTATGAAGTCGTGTGCGGACATTCTGAAGAGCACGCTTGTTCGCTTTATGCTGCCGCTCAACTACAGCACAACCGGACGTAACCTTGCTGTCGAGCCCATCTGCAAGTTGATGGGCAAGCTCGTCATCGTCAGTGGTCCCGAAACAGACGGTACCGCCATGGCTGAGCTGGTAAACATGGTGTGGGGGCGATCCAATCTGCGGCGCGTAGAGTTGACCAAGAGCAAACAGACATATACTTCGGAAGAGGACTTGGAGTTTAACCGAAATGGGATTACGATGGTCGTGCCCGACGAAGACACTACGGTTCTTACAAATCAAGGTGCGGACATATGCATGGATAACTATGGCTGCCAGTGGGTTGCGATGAACTACGGAAGCTATACGTTGACCGAGACGGACCCGATGACGTCCTACATAAACAGATTCAGCGAAAGCCCGTTCGTACTGAAGCCGGAGCCAATGCGTAAAAAGATCGTCGAACCGCCAAAGGTGGTCCCACAGGATCCTGGTTTGGCCCTCCGCCCGATGGAGAAGGATACCCCCATCATGCCATTGAGTATCAGACCTCAAGAATCTGCAAGAACAATGGGTAAATAAACTCTTTGTGTTTTACAATGAATCCAGCAAAACCAGAAGCAGAAGTTAAAGCCGGTCGTCGTCGCAGCAGCCGCCGCAGCGTTTCATTGAAAGGCGGTATGCTTATGGGAAATATGGGCCCGATGGGTGGCAGTCGCCGCCGTAGCCGCAGCCGTAGCCGCTCGCGCACGATGGAGGGTGGCTCGTACTATGGCGTTGTCGATGCAGGGTCTTATCCTGGCACGGCATTGGCGGACAACAACGCAGGTTCGCGTAATCTTGGACCTAGCGATGTCCCCGAACCGATCGTCGGCGGTGTACAAACTGCCGGACGGCGCCGCAGCGGATCCCGCAAAACCCGCAAGGGCAGCAAGGGCAAGCGGCCAATGAGCCCGTGGCTCCAACACGTCATGGCCATCAAGAACAAAAAAGGCAACGAGGCAATGTCTCTCGGCGACGCCATGAAGGAGGCCAAGAAGACCTACAAGAAATGATTAACTACCACATATTGATATCTTCCAGTCGGCATTCCGTCCCGCCTTCTGTAGATGCAGGAGCAGGAGCTTCCGGCTGCTGCTCTCGGTAGTCCTGGAAGATTTCTTCCTCGCCCTCCGGCAGCCGCGTCTCGTCCAGCAGGATCTCCACCATACCCGTGCCGCACGGTGCCTTCTGCCCAAACATGATATTGGCCGACACGCCCTTCATAGGGTCAAACTCTGACGACACCGCCGCATTGAACAGAATTCTCGACGTCTCCTCGAACGAGGACTTGGCCAGAACTCCATTGTCGTGCTTGCCCATACCGAACCGATCCACCGAGACCAACCGACCCTGGTAGGTCATTGCGTCCAGAAGCACCGACATGTGGTGGTAGTTCACGTACGCGGCCGACAGAACCTCCCAGAACTCGTCGTACAGTGCTTGCCTCGCCGCCTCGATGCCGAAGACATCCAGTACCTCGTGAATATCATTGCTGAACGTCCGCGTCGGATCCACGTTCGGGAAGGCCAGCAAGCTGTACAGAATGCCGCTGCCCTCCACGTCCAGAACGTGCTGCTTCTTCGAGACGTACCCGCTGATCGAGTCGTCCCACGTCATCTCCTTGTTCACGTCGCGCTGGTACACACCCTGCACGCCGTCCACGCCCGAGATGACTACATCGAGGATCCGCTCCTCCATGTACCGCAACGTGAGCATGTTTTTTACAACATCCGGCGAGAAGACGATACGCATCATCAGCTTGTCCGCGTTCGTGTCCGAATACACACACCTCGCGACATCGCCCCGTGCAATCAGCGCGTCCTGAATCGCCACCATATCCTGGATGCTGCGCGACGCCATCGCGGTCTCGTCAAACTCCAGTCGCATGATCCACGGAGACACACATTCGCGCGCGTTCGTCGCCGAGAACGCCTGGTAGCTCTGCAGAATCTCCCGGTCTTCTGCGACCTTGGTGTCGGTCGTCAAAGGGTAGGGGTCGTAGTACATCCGCACCGACTTGGTAATGTCGCGCACTGTGGTCTGTTGAATCTCACGGATCATCATGATTGCGTGATCCAGGTTCGTCGACATTTCCGGCACCAAGTACGCAAAGCACAGCGGCTTCTTCGGGTTCCGCGACACGCCCAGCAGCTCCTTGATACGCGGCACGCCCTGCGTCGCACCGGCCTTGACAGTTCCCGCGCTGTGAAACGTATTCAACGTCAGCTGCGTCGTGGGTTCGCCGATAGACTGTGCGGCCAGAGCGCCCACCATCTCGCCAGGGTGCACGAGACTCTTGATGTAGCGATAGCGCACATCCTTCACGACCTCGTCGAATATCTTTTGCGTCATCCGGTATTCCAGAATGCACATCCGCGGGGCGAGGTAGAACCGCAGCAGGCAGTGGAACAGGCGGTTCTGGACCATGTAGGGCTCCTTCATAAGCTTGGTCAGCTCCTCGACGACGTAGGCCGCCGTCAAGTCCGTCTTGGTCGAATAGGGGTTGCGGTACCCGTCAATCAACCGCTTCAGATGCACCGGAGCCAGAACACCCGACTTCTTGCTGTGCGAGAACACCTCGTTCACCAACATGTCGCGGTCCTTGATAATTTCGTCCACGAGGTCCGGCGGCTGGCTGCCATCGTGATTGCTCACCGCTGCCACGTCCGCCGCAGTCAGCGCATACTTGCGGTAGATCTCTTCCAGAGTCAGCAGGGCCAGATCGATCGGCTGCGACTCCACCTGCGTCGAATCCACACCGTCTTCCCCGTACCGGTACTGAATGATGACGCCCGTGTTGTTTCGCACCGTGCCATCGTAGGCTGCATGCATGTCCTCCATCGTCTTCATCATCTGGCGCTGGATATAACCCGTATCCGATGTGTCGCGCACCTGCAGGCCATTCGCAAGCCCAAAGTTCAGCGTCGAGGGGATTGTCAGGTCGTACACTTTCGGGTACTCTTCGACGCCCAATCTGCGGATCTCTGCGATCGGGTCGAGTATCACATCCTGCAGAGTTTCAAAGTTGCGGTGGGCCAGAGAAGGTTTCATATTGATAAGTTTGTGCTGCTTGTTGTCGTCCACGAGGACGACCCGTTCGGCGAACGTGCGTGCCCACTGGGCTCGTACAGACATACGATGTGCCGGTGCGATCGTTTCCGTGTTCAGGTTGTTCTCCTTCAGCTGCGTCGTAAACACCCTGCCAAAGACCCCAATGCGAGAGCATAGCATGGAGATGCCCTCGATGAGCCGCCGGGACGCCGACGAAGCCTCTATAGAGTTCTCAGACACGTGCCCGTCGCCCGAGATGTAGCCTGACAGCAGGCCACACACGAACTCGTCGGACGCTCCGAACGCCGCGTCAGGTACGTGCTTCTCGGTCGCTCCGTGGCCCACAATGTGCGTCAGGAACTGAGCCAGCATCCGCGACGAGCCGACGATGCCCTCCGACGTTCCGCCGATATGGTTGACCTTTGACGTCTTGCGGTAGGTTATTTTATGTTTGGCAAACCACTTGCTGACCGAGTCTTGTACGGCTGCGTTCAGGTTGGTGATCTGGACACTGCCCGATTCGATACAGGCATTGCCCTCGGCGAGGAAGAGACCTACAAACACGCCGTTCTCGTAGTCGAGCTCGAACGCTGCGGGGATCTCGCCGCACTCCCGCGTCGCGTGGAACGGGTAGACTGTGTCGTCGCGTACGCCCGCCGACCGCCAGCACGCACGCACCAGCGACGCCTTCTTGCTGTACGGCAGCGTGAACTCGCGACCATTATGCTCCTCCCACCATCCCGCCGGAATGTGCAGGCGACCCACCATCGCATCCTGCATCATGCGGACTGCACGGTTAAAGTCTGTACCATACACGTACTCTGTCTTCTTGAAAAGTGTAGTCATGTCAATACTCTTGGTCGGCGATGCGGGGCTGCAGAGCTTCATTGTCACGGGCGTGCAGTCGCCCACCTTGACGCTCGGCGTAGACGTCTCCTCTAGCCGTTTCGTTTCGGGATTCCAGATCAGCAGCGACTTGGACTCGGTCACAATCACCTGCCGCCCACCCTGTGTCGTAATCTCGTAGAGGTGCTCGCCCGGATCGTGCCGCGTCACCGCCACTACATCTCCCCACGTTACAACTCCCGCGTGATCCGTCGTAGGAATGAAGCAGGAACCCGCCGTGTAGAGGTGCTCCATCTGCCTCTCCTCGAAGTGGTTGACGTCGTCCGGGTTCTCTGCCAGTTTGCCGTCGATCCAGTCTCCGATTCTCACATACCGCGTCGCGCCGTTCTCCAGGATGATGATTGGCGTGTCTCCCGTGACCGACTTGACAGCTGTATCGATCAAACCCTCGCGGCCGCCCATCGCGTGGAAGAAGTACTCGGCCGGACGCAGGCCCTGCACAAACGAGCTCTCGACAAAGCCTCGCGACTCAATGCCGTCGTCAAACTTGGTAAAGTGCGGCAGCGAGCGGTCCTTCAGCGTGTACTGTACGCGCTTGCCGTCGATAATCTGCTGCCCAAGCAAGGCAATCATCTGCGTAATGTTCAGGCTGCTACCCTTGGCGCCCGACTCGACCATCTGCACAAGTCGGTTCTCGCGCGGCAGCGTCTCGGATACCCTGTCTGTAATCTTGGCCGAAATATCCTTGAGCGTGTTATTTATCTGATTTTCCAGCTCCTCGCCGTCCGTGCGGCCCGAAATATTGACGAAGCGACCCGCATGTACATCCGTCAGAATCTCCTGGACTCGGCGCCGCCCGTCTGCCAGTGTTGCTGCCACGAACTCCAGCGTCTCTGTGTTTGAAACGAGATCCGACGCGCCCGTTGAGAACCCCGTGTACATGTTGAACTTCGTAACGATCGACTGCACTTCGTTGATGAACTGGCCGCACCGCTGGGGGCCAAAGTCGTTAAATAAGACATGCAGAACCCCCTCCGATGTAGTGTTGAACGCACCCTTCTTCAAAAGTCCCTTCGTCAATTTGCCGTTTTCGATGGTGACCCGCTCGTTAAAGTTCATGAGCGGAAAGGCCGCAGAGATGACGTCCATACCCGAGTGGGTTTCTCCGGTAGGCTTGAAGGACGCCAGAGGCCGGCGAAGTTTGGCCATAATGTTCATCACGACGTGCTCGGGAATGCGCGTACGCGGATTCGAGATGCGGAAGGCTCCAGTAAGCGTATCTTGAACCATTTGAATGATCGGGGCGTTCTCCCGAGGACTGATGATCAGGCGAAGGACCGATGCTAACTGCAGAAGCTCCGTCTCAGCCGCGATGCTTTGCGGTAGGTGTAGATTCATTTCGTCGCCGTCAAAGTCCGCATTATAGGGCTTCGTCGCACTGACGTTCAGCCGGAAAGTCGAGTAGGGCAATACCTTCACGCGGTGGCACTCCATGGAGCCCTTGTGCAGCGACGGCTGCCGGTTGAACAGCACGTAGTCGCCGTCAATCATGTGCCGGTGGACCACGTCGCCCTCGTGCAGATCGATCATGTCGGGGTTGACGTAGCGCAGCGAGATCATGCGCTTTTCCTCCTTGATGAACACCGACTTGGCACCCGGGTACTTGACGCCGTTACGCACGTACATCATCAGGCGGTCGCGGTTGTAGGCCGTCACGATCTCGGGCTTTGTGAGATTTGTGGCAATCTCTTCAGGGACCCCGAGCTCGTCGACGTCAATGTTTGCGTCAGGAGTGATGACAGAACGGGCCGAGAAATCGACGCGCTTGCCCATGAGGTTACCGCGCACACGACCGGTCTTGGATCCCAGACGAGACTTGAGGGTCTTGAGGGGCCGACCCGACCTTTGTGCAGCAGGCGGCATGCCCTTGATATCGTTATCGACGTACGTTGCGACGTCAAACTCGAGATGGAGCGTGTGCTGCTCAATGTAGTCCCGCGACTGGCCCTTGTCGATCTGCTCGCGGAGCTTCTGGTTGCTGCGGACAATATCGATGAGCTTATGCGACAGGTCGTCGTCCATCCGCTGGTTGTCGTCCATCACGACGGGCGGGCGGACAGTGAGGGGCGGGACGGCGAGGACGGTGCAGACCATCCACGCGGGGCGGCTGTACTTGGGATCGAATCCGAGAATGCGGATGGTCTTGTCGGACATGCGCTGGAAGCATCGAAGCACGAGCTCGGACTGGATGGGTACGAAATCTTCGTTGTTGCCCGTCATCTGGCCGTGGAGGCTGCATACGGTTCCCTGGACCTTTTCAATCTTGCGGAGCATCGTAGTCTCGCAGGTAGGGCAGGCGACGGCTTGCTTGTTGCCTTTGGAGGCCTTGTTGATGGCGGTTACAGTATCTTTGCGCACGGCCGCGAGACGATCCATGCCGAACAGCTCAGACTCGAGGTACCGTTCTTCGGTAGCAGGATCGCTTGCTACAACGTAGAGCTCAGAGCAGCTCAAGCAGACGGTGTTGAGGGCCTTGATCGTAAAATCGAGGAACTGGTAGAGGTAGACGGGCCGGGCGAGCGTGATGTGTCCGAAATGGCCCTGGCACTGAAGGTTGGTGTGCTTGCACGTGGGGCAGATTCGGCCGCTCTCGATGACACCGAGCCGTGCGTCAAAGACACCGCCCGGAACCGGATTGTTGCCCTGGTGCGTCTTGTCGGTGACGACCTCCACGACCGAACGCCGCAGAATCTCCTCGGGGGACGTGATGCCGAATTGTACGCCTACGATCGACATTGTATTCTTATATGATCCGTCCGTAATATCTTTGCGGCGATTCGTTCCGCACGAATATTTGTGGGTTAGAGGGTAATGGCTGCGGTGGAATCACGCGGTGCTCTCTTAACCGAGCGAATCGAAAGGGTTAAGTTGATCCTCAGCCGTGTAGCTGAACCCGGCATAAAACAATTATACGCGAAATTTGGTGAAGTAACTGCATATTCGGCGGCGGCAGGAGAGGATCCGGCTCCCATAGTTGGAGCAGTGGTGGCAGAAGTAGCGGCATCGGCAGCAGTAGCAGCAGGGGATCCCGTACCCGATGAAGTCGCAGAAGCTCGAATGCGATTCCCTGGAGTTGACGGGTTTGACTGGGATAAACCCGAACACATCCTGTGGTTCATTCTGAAATGCGACGGTTACCACGATTTCTGCGACAAGGATCGGGCGGGACCTCTCGCATGGGAAATATATCTAAATGCGATGGTATCCGATGGACCTGAAGGACTCCGAGGAAAAACAGTATCCCAAATTTTCAAACTCTTTGGTGTAAAAACCACCGACATTGAGGGAGAAATGCTGAGAGTGCTCAAGCTGTGCTGTCCTAATCTCGGGGGGCGTACAGAACTACTCGTTAACCTCGTACCGTATTATACCCCCAGTCTTCCCCGTCCGCTTCCTAGCCATTTCAATATTCCCAAAGAAAACAAGGCTCTTTTTCAAGAAGTCGTTAGTCTGTTTAACGGAGGTGGAAATCCAAACGCCTCTCTGTATTGTGCAGACGGAACACCCGATCTGGCAGACTCATTTGTCGACAAAAGAACTGCTGTATTAACTACACGATCTGTAAAAGCCGACTCTGCAACTGGAACGGATCCTGGAACGGGCGACACTCCGCCATATACCAAAGGTACTCCTCCTACGCGTCACAAATTTACAACAAACAACTTGACTTCCAGTGCGGAAGTCGAGATGTCGTTTGACAATACGGGGTTCGAAGGGTATCCTAATGTGTTTAAGGTTGTCGCACGTACGTCCGCTGGTGAGACATACGAAACGTTTAAAGCCGATAATTCGTCGGGTCCATCCTTGGGCTTTTTAGGGAGACTTATGGTCGACAAACAACTCCAAGCCCTTGTCAAATCGACCATTCCAAGTAAGGATGGACGTATTAGGGCATATATTGAATCGTTGGGCGTCCGCGCTACAGCCACAGAATTGCGATTGGCCGAAATCATTCGGGCATGCGTATATGCTGAAATTCCCATCGAAAAAATAGCCGCAGATTTGAAGACATTTGGAGACGCAGAAATAGTGAAGGAGGCCATCAATCTCGATCTTACAATGGTTGGAACTCGTGACGGCCAGGAATTCATCCAAGCCGCACTTGGTAAACTTCTTGCGTTGTATGCCCATCAAGTGGACGGCCAAAAAACGGTTTCGGTAATTATGCCTCCTCGTGGAACAGATGAACAAATAGCACTGCAGAGTGCTCAGAGGAACTATTCTACCGTAATGCACAAATTCAACGAGTTTGTCAAGGCATGTAAAGGTTTCCAAACCGCGGCAGTTAATTACCGCACAAATTATGCGAGTGTTTTTAACGAAACTCCAAAAATAGCAGATGGAGACAACGCAATCTTATTATTTGCGAAATTCTTAATAAAAAGTTACGCGTCTTCGTTACAAGAAGAGCTTTCCGAAATTTCTAAAAAGCTCGGAAAATTGCCAGAATTTGACTACCGAGAGGCCGATATCACAGATATAACTGGTAAACCCACGGACGAAGTAAACGCGGACGTGACCAGATTGAATGCGGCCATCGCTAGTACGAATATGGGGCATTACCTTCGGACCGCAAAAATACTCAAAACTGCCAAGACCGACCACGTTGAACGCTTGAAGCATCTTATTGTAAATATTCAAACTGAGGGAAATAACTATGACTTCACTCGTGCTTTAGAGCAGCTGACTGCCGTAGGTACAAACAAAAGGCAATATTCTCAACACGTCAACACTCTGGTGAATGAAGATTTCGCAAAGAAGGTTTTGGAAACGTCCTCTGCACTCCCAGGTGTTTTGAAAACATTGGCTGGTGTCAAAAAAGAGGCTCTGAAACAAGTAAGCGGGGTCAATATTGCTTCCGAAATAGTACGGCTTTTCGGAGAAGCGATTGGGAAAGTTCCTCTTTCCGATGGAGAAGGCGACCCTGTTTCTGCGGCGGCGATGGGAGGGGGTGACCGCGTGCAGTATGGCGGAGCGGCTCTCGGAGATGCGGAGGCGGCGTTTAATGCGGCGTTTGCTACACTTAATGCCATTCCGGTTCCAGATGTTCAAGAAGGCGTGGAGCCCGATTTTTCAGAGTACGACAATGCGTATATTGCTACGGAAATCGCAGGGCACGCAGTTAGCGAACAACTGTACGCCCTCGACGAAGAGCTGGAGAAAGAAGAAAGATCCGTAGATTTGTTGTTCGTTGAAGATTTCATGCATAAAGTCGTGTTTATAACCAAAGATTTTCTCCCACTTGCTGCAGGTGTTAACCTTTCAAACGTGGTATCTGTTCCTTCTGTCCCAGTATCTATAGAAGAAGAATCTCCGGCAGCGGCGGCTCCTACAGGTATCGAGACTCCGGCTCCTCTTTCTCGAGAACAGATCAAAAAAATTATAGCCCTGAGAGAGGCAGCGGCACTGAAGAAAGCCGCAAAAACGTCTAGGGAAACGACTGCAAGAATTAAGCCGGAATCTAGGAAGGGTGAATTTAAAAGGACGGCAGACGAAGGGTTAACATCTCTAGAAAAGAGAGACCGGGCTTCTAAGACTTCTAAAATAAGGAGAAATGCTGATCTTGAATTGAAACGTATGCCTATCCCGAGTTTAGGAGGCGGCACCCGCAAGTCTAAACGCGTATGCTCTTCCTGCGGATACCACCAATCGAAGCATTGGAAGACACAGCGTAAGCCACGTAGGCGGGACGACGAGCATCAAGTAGAAGTTGAAATAGTGGCTCTGTGATTTCCGGCGCCCTTGCCGTCCGCTCCTCCACGAACTGCAGCATCGCCGCGTACTCTTTTCCCTCCATCGCTTCGAACACGGCGCGCTCTCGAATTTTGTGCGTGTCCAACCAGTTCAGCAGGAGCCTGATGTGCCGGTCATACTCCAGCGGATCTATTGCGGGGCGGTTCTCACGCACATACTTGGCTAATTTCTCCATTATCCCATTGAATGAGAGTTTCTCTCAACCAGTCTTTGTAGTTATCTCCACGCACAGTATCTCTGCCAAATTTTCATCCACCCACGTAATCTTTGTCGTGAGCTTTCCCGACACAGAATTCGTTGCAGTAGACGACTCGTGGTGGTGCCCCGCGGCGAGGGGGCACGGGTCGCCCGACTTTTGCACCTCCTCGCACAGCGACGCGCTCGCCGAGTAAGGAAAGCCATTCAGCGTCACGTCATAATTTACCGTTCCGCCCGTGATCGGGTAGGCGAGGTCAAAGTCAAAAATCGTCGTCACGTTTTCGCCCTTTGCAGGTGTATCTGTGGACACCGACGCCACAAAGTTCTGGGCCAGCGCATTCGGCGAAGAGCAGATCGCTACTCCCGTGAGAGCCGAGACGGCCGCGGCAATAAGGAGCATTTACGTCTGCCCGTCTGCTGCGTTAAAATCACAAAAACAGACGCGGCGTAATAAAGTGAGGTCTACTAGCTCAGTTGGTTAGAGCGTCTGGCTGTTACGTCGTAGTCGTAGTCTCCTACACCCACCGGAAGGTCGATCGTTCAACTCGATCGTGGACCGCAATGTATTATTTTCAGTGCGGGGCGTTCGCCCCTAGTGAAAATAGTTATTTATTGTTCTATTCAAAGTGCTTACGCGGCCAGACCGGACGCCGTGAAGATGAGCTTGTACACCTTGTGCTGGTCCGCCGACGCGTTCGTGAGGTTGATAAGCGCATTGTTCACGATCATCGCGAGGCCGGCACCGGCGGCGCTGTTCTGGTACGTCGTGCCATCCGAAAACGACGCATTCAGCGACGCATTGCCGTTCAGGCTAAAGTTGAGCTCGAACTTCTCGTGGAACTTGACGAAGGCCACGATCGTATCGCCCTGCGACAGCGTGAGGTTGTATCTGCCGGCCGAGATCGTGTTGCCGAGACCAACGCTGTCCGCCGCATTGACGTCTGCGGTGCTGACCTTGCCGTAGACCGCCGCCGTGCGGTAGAAGGGCATGAGGATCGTGTCGCTGACGCACAGGAGAACACCGTTCGGGTTTGCCGTGGTATTGAACAGCGCATCCTGGCTGAACGAGTGCGACTCTGCGGATACAACGGCGTCGTTGGAGTCAATGTTGCGGAACGCAGCGTTGGACATGAGCCAGTTGCGCCACTCGCCGAACGGGGGGATGGCGCTAGTGCTGCCCGCGCTGTCCGTGGCCGAGCGCTGAGAGCGCTGGGGGACATTGCCGGCGAGGCTGACGAGGTAGTCGAAGCTGCTGTTCCACGCCGCGACCGCCGGGGTGTTGGACGCAAGGCCCGTGAAGTCGAGCGAGAGATTCGTGACACCGAGAGCGGACGCAGCGCCGTTCGCGCCGCCAGTCGAGTTCGTCTCCGTCGCACGGAACGAGAAAACGTTGTTCAGCGTCGCGATCGGAACGTGGAGGTGCACAACGTAGTCCTCAACGATGTTCTCGCTGAGCGTATCGGCGTATACGGTCACATTCTGGCTCGCATTCACGCTTGCACTGAACACAAACGGAACGACGAGATCGGCGCTTTGAGGGGCTGCGGTAGGTGCGGCGAGCGAGCCGGAGGGATTCATGTTTTGGTTGTATTTCTAACGCAGAAAATATTTTTTATTGAATATAATGTCAGGGCGAACCAGGACGACGACGGCAGGCTGCAGCACTGTCACTTTTCAGGCGAGCGAACAGTGCGCGTTTTTGCTGGGAATGATAAGAAATGTCGTCAAACTTGTAGAAAGGGTGTATGTTATGGAAGCACCTATCGTTATGGAAGCAAACGCAAAAGCAGAGCTGACAATTACGATCACAGACGATGGACTTGTTCGTTATCTGTACAAGATAGCGTTCCTCGAGGACTATCCTGCCGGAGACCCTACAACCGAACAGCGCGAGAATATTAACGCGATTCTTGGGATTCTCAAGCTGCCATTAATTTAGGCTCATTGAATAATGTTTCGATCCCACAAAATTTCGACCACCTCTGGGTTTAACAATGTACTGCCTTGCTCGATCCGCAAAGCCGTGCCTCGCATAGTCGTCGTCGCCGCCCCCGTAGAGCCCAAGGTCTCCGATGAATGCATCGCAAACTCGGAAGCAATGAACTCCGTCCAAAACTCACTGCTCACTGCCATCGTGGACCTTCTGTCGAGCAAACATACTCGCAAGCAAACCACCGAAATACTCGGCGAACTCGAACAAACCCTTCTCACGAAATGCGTGAACATTGTCTCGTCGTCCCAGACTCCCGGGTGCTGCTAATGAATCTACGCAGTATTTGGAATCCTCTGACGGTACGTCTCGTACAGCCTCGAGTTTACAATCTCCGTAATCTCCAGCGTGAACGACAAATTGTTGTGCAGGTGCAGAGTGTTGCCGTACGCGTCCGTAAAACGCACGCGCAGAGCCGAAACGTTCGTAGGCTGCGGAAACCGTATTACTTTGCTCACCATGTTCAGCCCGTTATCGTAGATGATGTCGTTTTTCGGAACCTGAATGATGATCTTTGCAAACGCAGCCATCGCCGTCTCTGAAAACGTCATTGTCTCGATTCCCTCGTAGTCCTCCAGATACATCAAAATGTAGTTCGGCCCCACAATGTCTGGTATCATATCTCCAGTGTACGCGAATGTCCCCGTATAATTCGTTGATTCGACAAACCCAAGATTGTACCCCAGTCCCGTATCAAACGCCTTGCCGTGAATTTTAGTAAAGGACATTGAAAAATTAAACCCAGTAACCTGCTGGATCGTCACCAAGCTCGTGATTGGATTGTATAGTACTGAGTATCCCACGACTTGCGGCTCCGCGATCGCGTATCCAAACCTGGTGTTCATTGCGTCCTGTATCGTAGCGCACAGCATGTTGATGTCCGCATAGTTTCCCTCGGGAATTGTTATAGTTACGTTCACGCCCGGCGTAGGTGCAGTCATATCGGTAACTTTGAACGAAATGTTACCTTTCACTGCCGTAAATTCATACCATGTATTCGGAATCTCGACGCTTGCCAGTCGTACCATGGTTGCATTCTTGTAAGGCCGCGGCAGCTTTATGGTGAAGTCCGTGGGCAGTGACGCACCTGGGGTCATGCGGAAACGGCTGTCCACGTTCAGGACGTGCGTGGTCACGTCTGTAGGGTACAGAACCGACGCGGTCGTGCGGTCGTCGAACTGACGTGCGCTTATCGGGATGCTGCGGTCATTCCGGCCGACGGGCAGCATTCTTCTTATATCTACCATGTAAAACGTATTACAAGCATCTTTCGCACTCGAGCAAATACATATGATTGGAGAGATTGCCAAGACAGTTGGGACGATCCTGCTGACCTACTCCCTGCATTACGCCTCTACGAAGTTGTACTCTGACTTTTGCGTTCCCGACGGCGTCTGGGGGTACGTTCAGGGCTTTCTCACGACCGGCAGCCCACTGTGCAGCTCGACACTCGCCTATGCGTCCAGTACACAGAACTCGTACGGCACCATCATTACCATGGCGGTTTCTAGACTGTTTATCGATGTGGCTGCGGTGGGACTGACGGGACAGAAGGCGTCAGTGTAGGCTGTGAGATTATAACTGCAATCTGACGAGTTGCGGGTTCATTTGGCGGGTGTTTTGCGGCGGCTTCTATCATTTTTTGCATGTAGGTGCAATTGCTGCAGTCGCCCCAATTGCTCATTGGTTTAACTGAGTGGATTTCTTTATGTTTTTATACGATTTGTTGCGTTTAAAATGAAATATTAGATTGTAGTAAATGCCCACGCCGCCTGTTTCTGGTTATGTTACGTGGCTAGATGCGGCGGATTCTTCGACCGTAACGTCCACTGCGTCATCTTTCGAATGGCGTGATAAGTCTTCGAATAACTATAAGCTGAGTTCTCGTGGCAGTATCGGAAATATTACATATACATCGGGTACGTCTGTGAATTTCTCCCCCAACCAATACCTGCAATTGGATTCCACCAATCAGAGTGGAAGTGCTATTACTACTCCTTTTCAAGGAAATACGGCCCTAAAGGCGAGCGGAGGATGGATGGTGTTTATTGTAGCAGCAAAGACTGGGTCGGATGGTCCCCTCTACAACGCAATGCAAACCGTTGTAGGAACAGGCGAACCCAACCGTAGTACTGATGATTGTATATTCGTCTATGGCGGGAGTGGACAAATTGCTGCGTTGGGTACTATTGTTGCAAACGGTACTTCTTACGCTGCTGCTACTTGGCAGGATTTTGCTAATGGTACTCCCAATACTTATCCCGTCGTATTCAGTCAAGCACGAAAGGCCCTAACTAACATCGTTACGTTTATTGCACCAGCAGATTACAGTTTGCCTGGATATTTTGCCTTGAGCAGTCCTTCGTTTGGCAGATATTTCACGGGAACGATCAACGAGATCCTGATTTACCCGGCGATTACGTCGTCTCAGCGAATGGAGGTCGAGGCATACCTGGCTACAAAGTGGGGCTTGGCTTCTGCGTTCCCGGAGAGCTATTCTTCTTTGCTGGCCCCATCCTACACGCTTGCGTACAACTCGCAGGGCGGGAGTGAGAGCCCCTCGTCGGTGACGGGGTCGACCGCGACGCTGCCGAGCCCAGGCACGAAGGCATCGCATACCTTCAACGGCTGGTGGACCTCGGCGTCGGGTGCGGGTACGCTGGTGGGTGCGGCAGGAGCTAGCTACAGCATTACGGCCAACGGTACGCTGCACGCTCGCTGGGAGCTGACGTCCACGCTCGGCGTCGGTGCCACGGCCGTTCTTTCCGCCACGGCGGTGGGCACGGCGGTCACGTACACCTACGAATCTCAGACCCACTACGCCAAGACGATCGCAGTGTCGAGTAGTAGTGTTGCCTACACCGCTCCGAGTGCCTCGTATCCTGGCGTGACCGTCAACAGCATCGCCCACACGGCAGGCAGCGTCACGCACATGAGTATCGAGATGAGCCCCCTTGTGGTCACAGCAGGCGTACCCTCGTTCAGTATCGTCCTTACGGCATACAGCGGTGGCGTTCTGCCCGCCAACATCATGTCCGGCACGGGCTTCACTGGCACGCTCGTCATGAACATCCCGGGCGTAACCGGCAACAGCATCGCCATGCAGTCTCGTCCGGTTCAGGGCAGCGGCTCCTACTCTCCTATCGGAACGGCGACTCGCACGACCGGCGACAACTTCAGCCTCGCACTCACGCACTTGTCCCAGATCACACCGGTCCCTCCCTCGTCAGGCAGCGCGGCGGGTGATCCGTACGTCTCTACAGTAACTAATAAGATCTACAAGCTGCCGGCGTTCAACGGCGCCATGCGGCTCTACCAGGGCACGGTCAACGGCAAGCAGCTGACGGTCAACGCCACGACGCGCATTGACGACGACAAGGCGGCCATGGACGCGGACAACGCCCTCAACAACTCGCGCCTCGCCACGCCCGTCTCCCGCAACCTCGACATGACGGAGGCCATGAGCTTCTTTGACCGCGTCCACGTGCAGCTCGGCGACGCCCACGCGCTCTTTTCGGTCTACGACGGCTTCCAGCAGCTCTCACCCCTGCCGGCCGGATGGCAGCTCCACGACAAGGGCACGCTGGCCAACTACCTCTCCGGCATGGACTTCTACGCCCACCTCGCCGGCGCCGTCCACGAGCTCTCCCCCTGCCCCGGCGTCACCATCCGCCTCGGCATCGTGCCCATCCGCCACATCCGCTCCACCGTCGAAGTCTCGGCCCCCAACATGGCCCTCGGCAGCGGCGCGCTGGTCCACCGCCTCTCGCGCAAGCAGATGGCCCTGCGCAAGCTCGCCGACCTCGCGCCCCTCGAGGCATCCAAGGACGCGCCCGTCAAGCGCCTCCTCCGCGAGTCCTTCGTCTGCGACAAGGCCACGACGCACGCCGACATCGCCTTCCTCGGCTAAACAGCGCCCCTCACTCCCTCCGGTCGCTCTCTCCTTTTCCTCCTCCTCCGCGACCCAACTTTGAGATTTTTGAATTTTTTGCCAACTTTTCAAGAA